TTTTCAGTAGTTTTTAAAACTTTCTTGATATAAACTATAATATCTAATTCGTCATTATAGTTTATTTTTTGTCTAACATATTCTTTAAACGTTTCTAATTGTTTAAGATTTTCTATCTTTTTTGTTTCTGAACAACTATTCCACTCTTTACCATCTCTCATGCATGTATGAGACGAGCAGGTTTTTATATCTCCTACATTTATTGATTTAAATTTAAGAAGTTTTCCGCACTTACATTTAGGAATATCTTCTATATTATGTAATATATGAAATAATCTTTCTGTAAATTTACAGCTAATATCTAAATAACATGTTCGATTCATTATAGATATATATTCTATAGATTTTTCATCTAACCATCGCACTTTAGCAGAATTTAAAGTATCATTTATCAATAAATTATTTTTTATATAATCTATGATTTCTTGTTTGTTTAACATATTAGTTAATTATAATCATACTCAATAAAAAGGAAAAGTCAAGCTTTTCCTTTTTATTAGATTATTTATATTATATCAATTCGTTAAAGTCAACTCCTGTTCCTGTAATTACAAGATCCACAAGAATAAATTTAACCGGTCTAGTAGGTTTAATATAAACTGCAACATTAAGCACTCCTTGATCAATAGATGTTGGAGTATTATTTCTATCATCACATACAATCAAGTAATCATAGACACCGCTGTTATCTTTCATAAACTCAAGAATTGGACGAAGAACACTGCTGACTCTTCCTCTTGTTGCAACAGTATTCGGTTGACCAATAAACTGTAAGAGGTTTGCCTGAATGCTCTTAGCAAGCCAGAGTGCTCCACGACGAACTGAAATTTCTTTCAATGCGGAACTTTCTTTAAGAAGAGTTGTAGAGTTCCAGTTAAGATTTCCTTCTGGGAATCTTACGATTGGGTTTAATCCGATACGAGATAAAAGATCACGTTCACGTTGATTAGGATTAATACCTAAGTCGTTTATGTTTGCAAGCAATCCGTTAGAAACTCCAAGAGGACTTGTCCATGGATATTGAGTAGCTGTATTTCTTGCATAAAGAGCAGCTTCATATGCGGAAGGACCGAACCATGTGAAAGAGTCTGATGTAGAATCAAAAGACTTAATCCAGTTTGCATAAGAGATGCTGTATGAAGAATTAATACCTTGATAAAGGTTACGAAGGTAAGAGTAGATGTTACGACCAAATGTTGCATATTGCTCAGTTGGTTGATTTGTCTTAGGATCAATATAAAGACCTTTTTGACGAGTTACTACTTTGAAATCTTTACCATTTACAAAGATTTGACGAAGAGGATCTTGAATGTGAACATTCGGAACTCCACCTGCATATTTTCTTGTATATCTTGCAAACGAGTCAAAGATATTATAAATTGTTTCCCAATGATCTTGAATATTAGAATTCATAACTGTACCGTCATATGGACTAAGTGAATCAGTGTTTACATAGTAGGTATCGTCATAGTTGTAGCAAATGCTTGGATCAGTGATGCAAGAATCAGTTTCTACTGCTGCTTTAGTTGCCCAAATTGTTGAAAGACCATTATCAATTGTAATATCAATTGGGAAGTCTACAGGGTTTTCTACTTGGCGAAGAGTTCTTTCAAGTTTTGCAGGAAGATTACCAATATCTTTCTTAAGGCAAAGATTATATACAGCATCAGTGCATTCTGGTGTATAAGAACCTGTACCATAAAGTTTATCAGCAAATTTTTTGAGTGCAAATTGTGCATCAAAATCGGAGAACATTTCTGCGGTTTTCTCACGGAACATACGAACTGTTTTACGCGGAAGACCTGTTTGTTCATTTGACCAGCAGTTATTCTGTGAAAGATACGGGTTAATATAAACTTCAAGATAAGAAGAACCGTTATTAACAGTTTTCTCAAGGAAGAATGAGCGATCTGGACCACCGAAGTCGTCTGCAACCATACGACTTGAGTTAAGAGAACCAACAAATTGTTCAAGACGAATTTGATCAAGTTTATTAATTGTCTCTGTGAGACGAGCAGGACGAACTTTGAAAAGACTCAAAATTAAAGAATCATTATATGAGGCATTTCCAAATTCTACACCTACGTTTTGGTGAACAAGTTCAGTAATAGATTGTACATTTTCATCAAATGTTGAAGAAACTTTAAAGTTAAGTCTTTCATTTGGAACATCTACCCATGAACCGGAAACACCAGGACAAACCTCATTATAATAACCAGAAACACCAGTAATATCATCAAAGTTTGTAGCAGGGTTAACGTTTAAGTTATCGTTAAGAGCAAGATAATAACCAGAGAAATCTTCAAGCTGTGCGCTTTTGATTTTATTAATTACTATAATACCACCACGAACATCATTTCCAAGAATGTTAAGAGCGGGATTACCGTTGATTCCAAAACCACACTTCCAGTTGAACTGAGAGTTTTGAAGAAGTTGATACTCTGTTGCATTAAGTGATTTAGAAATAGGATCACCAATAGCATAGAAGTTACAATCGTTAAGTTGTGCATCGCCTAAAGGAGTAGAGAATTTATACTTGTATTGCTCAGGAACTTCAAGACCCATTGCTGTAATAGCTTGGCAAGTAAGACCCGCATCTACAGGAGTTCCACAAAACTGAATAAGGAAATCTTGATTTGCACTATTTAATGCAGAATTTGGTGCAATATAAGTTGAACTAATAGTTGATAAACCTGTGCTATATGTATTTGCAACATCAGGAGATGCATAAAAGAATTTCAAGACTGAAGCAGTAGAATATGTAGCAAATACATCATTACGTGCAACATAAATACCTGAAAGTGTAGTTCCTGAAAGGAAACCTTGTGTTATTGGTAAAGTAGTAAACCCAGGAGTACTAGAATTTGTAAGAGATACAGTAAAGATGCTTTCGCCGCTGTTTGTTCTTGCGGTTCTTGAAATCTGACCGCTTAAAGGTGCGGCAGATAATGTAAATGTATTAATTGCTGAAAATGTTGTTACATTACCAGATACAGTTGGACGTAATTGGAAAATCTTAACTGCTTTTGTATCTGCATTTGTATTTGCAACAAATTTAATACTCTTTAAAACAGTATCGTATTCAGCAGGAGTATTATGAATATAAACATAATTAAACGTTTCAGTTTGAGACGCAAGAGGACAACCAAAGTTTAATGAACCATAGCATTGATCTTGGTTAATATATTGTTCGATAAGCCAAGGATAATCACTTTGAATTGTTGAAAGTGGTAAGTTTTGGAAGAAATTACAAGGCGTAATTTCTTTTGCGGAAAGACCTACAACAGGAAAAACAAGAGCATTATAAGTTTCTGCATAACCATAACCAGCACCAGAACCGTAAGGCATACGAGTAAAGGTAACGTTTGCATTGCTTGTTGTTAAAAGTTGCTTAATAGCATTATGTGAATATCTTTCTGCTGGTGTTGTTGGAAGACCGAAAATTTCTTCAAACTCACTAATAGTTGATATTGGTGTAGGTTCGTCTGATGGACCTTGTGGCATGAAACCAGGAACAAAAACATTTGTCCCAATAGCGTTAACTGTTATTTGGGATAAATCTCTTTCGTTAATGGAAATGCCGGGACTTTCTAGGAGTGTATTTAGTTTAGTAGCCATTATGTTATTACTTATAAAATTTTAAAAAAATCTTACTTATCAATCAAATCTTTTAAAGTAATGACATTTTTAACTGAGAAAATTCAAAAGAGAATGTAGATTCTAATTCAGCAGCATCTCTATAAGATGCATTAATAGCTCCTAAGATTGTTGGAAATGCACCAAAATAATCCCACTTTGCAGTAGGTTTTTCATATTCATCTAATGCCATAACAGTAACAGTAGTTTTGTAATCACTTCCTTTTCCTGTTGAACAAGGTCTTAGATTATCCGCATCAAAATAACCTTTAGTATCGTTATTTTGAATATCTAACCATTTATAAAGAATGTAATAATTATCAAAACGATTATCTACTGTAAAATTAATAGCCACTGGATCATATGCTGGACGACTAAGACCAGAAAATTTTGCAGTTTGACCTCCATAAGATATGTCTAATTTATTAATTGAAATTTGAGGAACAATAAATCCCCAAATGCTCATTTGAAGTCTTTCTAAGTTTCCGCCACGACAAAAACGATCTTCTTTTTGAAGAAGTGGTTTTAAGATAGTAGGAATGTCAATTATTAATAAAAACTTATCTTTTCTTGTTACATTCAACTGACTTTGTTGTGTAGTGAAATATCCTGCGGGATCGTCTTTTGGAACGGGGCAGGTTAGATTGGGTACGATTGGACGAGAATTAGACATTATATCTATTTATTATAAGAATTCCCATGTAGGCTCATAAAGCATACTAGCATATTTTTCTGGTAAATTTACTTTGGTTTTTTCTTCATAATTAAAGAATATTGAAAAATCTTTACCACCTCCAATGTTACGAATAGGTTTGTTATCATTTAATAAATTATGAAAATTTAAGTTTGCTAAGTGTTGATTTGGATCAAGAATTACTGAAGGTTTACCTGCCTCATCGTACTCTATAATATCAAGATATTTTTCTGCAATATCTTTTTCTAATAATACTAATGCCCAAACAAGTGCCATTATACGGTCATCATTAAACCCTTTTTTAGCACCCCAAGTTTTATTAATTTTACGAATAAATGTTTCAAATTCCCTTACTGTCTTTATATCATAAATCTTTACACTTTGCTTAGTTTCAATAAAATACTTCATATTTTGAATGCCTGTGTATTTAGAATTTTGATGACAGAAAATACCTGGACTTTGATAAACATTACGCTTATCATTTTTCATAGAGAAAGTTACAAGATTATCATAATTATGAACATTTAATAGTGCATCAATAACTTGACCACCTTCTTTGTTTCTTTCAACACAAAGAAACGGTCTGCCCCAAGAACGTGCTATTTGATTTAATTTTTCAGCAAAAATCCACGGTTGTATTTTATTAGACGCAAATATTGCAGTTTGTTCAATATTATCTAAATCTGTAATATCAAGAACAGTTGCCACTGTAAAGTCTTGTCCAACACCTTCTGCAACGTCAACTCCAATAGTGTATATTTTATTAGGTTCTGGTTGTTTCCAAACAAAATATTCACCTTCATCAAATGAAAGTTCAGCAGGACATGTTTCGCTTTTCATTCGGTCAATAATTGCTTGGTTAAGAGCGGCTATTCCATTTTCTAAGAATTCAATTTCAAATTCTTGTTTCCATGTATCCATATCATAGTTAATAGATGCTTGTTGTTCTTTAATCCATGCAGCATCTCTACCAGGAACTTGTGAATAGTGAATTTTAACTGCACACCAACCATTTTTCTTTTTCTCTGCATCTCGAAAAATCTCATAAAATTTACCTTCTGCTCCTTTTGGAGTAGAAATTAAAATAATTTTAGCAGACTTAGATGATGAAATAGTAGGCATCACTGATTTGAAGAATGGGTCTGCAATTTGTGATGCGATATGGGCAAACTCATCAACAAAAAGAAGGTTAACAGATTTACCACGAATACCGCTTTCTGATGTAGTTGATACAAATATTTTGCTTCCATTTACA